CCGGTGTAAAATTATTGTCAATTGAATATGTTTTTGCGAATAAAATTAACTTCTTTATTTTGGCGGTTTTATCAAGTTTCCCCCAAGGTTCATTTAAATTATTATTTTTTTCGTTTTCCAGAAATTTATCTAAATTTTCTAAATCATTACTGGATGATTTTTGTTCTGTCCATGAAATACCACCAATTAATGTGGATTTGTATTTAACTTCGTTATTGTTCATTTATATTATATTATGTCGAATTAAGTTTAACTCAGTTTTTTATATAATATAATTAAAATCATTTATATTGTAAATAATTTCTATATTGGTTTGTATTATATTATATTTATATCTTACAAATATAAATGGATTATACCGAAAGTAACGGAAACGAAATAAAAAAAATATTTATTATTAATGAAACTACTGAAAAAAATAATAAAAAAAATAAACAAATAACTTATGAAAAAGAGAAAAAAATGCGCGTAGAAACAAAATCTTGGGGTCTAAATGATGACGAATTATCACACATTACCCAAATAAACACTATAAAAAGTATATTAGATAATTCTGCAGAAAAAAATAAGTATAAATCATTCATAATCACACATATAAAACAAAAAATTAACGGTTACAAACATCAAGACATTTTAAAGAAAAAATTGGATGAAAGCAAATTCATTCAGTTTGATGATGTTATTCAGCTTTTAAATAATTGTGAAATGAAATGCCATTATTGCTCCCAAGAAATTTATATATTATATGAGATTGTTAGAGAAATGAAACAATGGTCGTTAGATAGAATCAATAACGATATTGGTCACAATGTAGGCAACCTTGTAGTTGCTTGTTTAGATTGTAATTTACACAGAAGAAGAACTAACAAAGATGCTTTTATGTTTACCAAGAATTTAATTATTACACGCGAAGGAATATAAGTTTATATACTCATTATTTAAAAAAATATAATATTAATAATGAATTATTGGAAATGGAGCAATGGTGAACCATATAATAAAAGTATTCGACAAGAGAAGGTTTTACAACATTCTTCTAAAGATGCAATCCAAACATCTTTAGACGATGATATTTTTTTTACAATGAATCCAAACTCTATAAGAGAAGATTCAATGAGGGAAGAATTAGAT